ACCGTATGCCCCCAAAACATTTAGCAAGGCGCTTGCTGCTAACCCTCCCCATGGAACTGGAACGACGTCGCCGGCAACGCTAACAACTGAACGTATCGCGGGCCTTAACGTCATTTGACCTTGCGCTTGCGTGTCAGTTGATTGATCCGGCACGTAAAGCTTATCAAGCGCAGCGCATCCAATAAACAGTTGCGCAATAATGATAATTGGAATGATTGCTTTCATTGTTTTGAAAACCAGTTGCCAATAATTCCCCCGATGCCGCCGGCCGCGCCAAGTCCGGCAATCCACCCCTTTAAGGTGTGCTTATCATCTTTCAGATCTTTGACGTCGTTTGCGATGCCTTTCAATCCGGCTTGCATTTCGGCCATATGTTGAACAATTCCCTCAATGCCAAGAATTTCGTTTCCTTGTATGGCAATTGCCAGTTGTTCAAGTTTCTTTTCAACGCCCGTGATCCGAGCGCTTAACGCGTTTAATTCTTCTTGGCTCCCCATTGTTTCGCCCTTGTTACTCAAGCCCAGACTCGTTGCGGGTGCACTGGCTCAACTCTGAACGGCTCCAACGAAGAACCGTCTTCACCAACCAGACGCACGTTCACGAACCAACCGTCCTCGTAGACAGGTGGCGTTAGCTCGTTACCCTCGTCATCGAAAGTAGCTGGTGTCAGCACAACCTTCGGAAGTATGTCCGTGTTCCTGAAGTTCTGTTCGCGTTCCCACTTCGTAGGCACTGGGTTGTCTGGATCAGTCCGATCCCACTCAACTGGCACCTCGGTATACAGGACGCTGTCAGCTTCAGCTGCGTCCGCGAATTTTAGATAGTAGTCTGTGAATGTCATTTGATTCGTTAGTCAGTTGTTTTAGGAGGTAATTGCTTGTAGCTCGGTGTCAGAAAGCGCGACATTGTAAAGTGCGACTCGCTTGATGTGACCATTGAGCTGGTTGGTTGTTGTGATAGCACCAATAATCAACGTGTCCACTGCACCAATTGAACTGGCACTAGTGTCAGTCTGTACGGCATTGCCCGAGGCAGTGAACGCTACGTCATTGGTGCCGTAACTCACGGCAATTTTACCAGCCGATGCGCTACTAGTTATTAACGTGTCAACCGTGTTTGTGCCTCCCGAGTTAGCGTAGACTCGAAAGTCGGTCGCCTCGGTTGCCGCTGCACTCTGTTTGTACAATTGCAGTGCCTCACTTCCGGTTGAATTTTTGATGACCCAGCAGCCCGGAAAACTTCCCGAGCCTCCGCTCGTCTCACTCACAACGCTCACTGGTCCTCCCGTGTATCCAAAGTCCGCAACTGAGCAAGAGTCAGCAGACCGCGTTGTACTGCTCCCCGAATTGCTTTTAATGTAACTGCTCACGCTGGATGACTGTTCGACGGACGCTCCGAACAATGCGAATGCGCTGTAATCGTCACCATCGTACGTCGGCAACGTGCTTGTCGTGTCGGGAGAGCCAGAAATTATCATTCCGCTCGCCACGGAACCACTCGGGTTCGTATAAGTCATTACCAGCCGATACCAGCCATTGCCTATGCTAGAAATTGACGAGCTATCCAGCGAAGTGCCGGTGGCGCGATTGACTGTGCCGTTGGATAAATCATACTCAACACTAGCTTGACCTCCGATTCCGTTTACACGCAATCGCAAATACCTAGTCTGATTGCTCGTTGCGACCTTTTTAGCGTAGACCGACATAGTGTATGTAGTGCTAGTCAATTGACCACTTGCGTTTTGAGACAGATAGTGGGAAACGCCGCTGGACGAGTCTTCCCGCATCACGTAACACGGTTGACCATCCGGACCTACCGCTGCACCAGCTTCGGCCACCACATTGGTATCCCCCCACGTCCCAAAGTTTTCCGAGTAGGGAACCAAATTTGAAACTTGGCTCTCCACCAGAAGCCCTAAAGGACTTCCAGCTGCTGACTGACCATCAGCTGCGTATTCAAACCGTGGCTCATCGGCTGCGGCTGTCTTGAGCGTGGGAGCGAATTCGCGGTGTATTTGTCCCGAAGTTTCGTTAACCACCGTCTCACCAAGAGTGCTGGCTTGCGCGCCAAAAAGAGTAAAGCTATTGCCGGTGTCTCCTGTTACATTGGGTAATTCGCCACCACTAGCCGACGCGGCGTAAATGTAAAAAGCAAGCGCGGTTGAAGAGGTTGGTGTGAACCTCAATACGCACTGGTACCACCCAGTCGGACCAGCGTTGACCGAGGCTGATACTCCCAAAGTTCCGCCAGTTTGGTCAACCGTTCCGTTGCTCAAATTAAATGTTGCAAATGCTTGATTCGCACCAATGTTACCTACTCGCAACTGTTGATAATTGCGAGAACCGGAAGTCTGCTTGAGCCAAACACTGTATGTTATTTCTTGATTGGCGATTGGGGTGAAGTCGTTGCTCTGCAATTGGTACTGTTCGCTGCCGTTGGCTTGTTCCGTAAATTTAGTCGCGTTCGTACTGCCGTCTGGCCCGCTTTGACTTGCGGTTTTCGTGTAATCAGCGGAAGAGAAAATCCAGTCGCTGGCATCGCTTTGAGTGACCAGATTTTCGCTGGCTTTATGCCGCTCATTAGATAGGTAGGTCCCCGTGCTTGAGCGACTGTAGCTGATGCGCGAGTCGAGTTTGCCCGAATTAGCAAAGTCGAGGTTGAGTGTTGCTTTTTGTGTGGGATAGGAATTTGAAATCGACATATGCGTTAAGAGACAATTTTAAGTGTTCCACCATCATTCCAGACGCTGCCGCTTTCTGACGGTGCGGAGGTAGGGAGGTCTGTAAGTTTTAGCGTTGCGAGTGAAGTCCCCTCTGAATCTTGGAATGCGAGGCTGCCCAAGAATCCACAGAGCGGAACCTCGTTAGCTGCGGTGCCTACGTTTGGTACCTCCAAATTGAGCTTCGCGGTGTCCTTGTCGGCTACATCATCGAGATTATTAGCGGCGAGTAAATCACCAAGGCCGCCTTGCGATGTGATGCCGAGGGTTGTGCGGATGTTCGACTTGTCCGCGTCGGTTACCGGTTCGTTGTCTAAGTGTCGAAGAATACGACCTTTGAGGCGGTAGGCTGTACCGTCGGCCTTAAAGGCCATAAATTTTTCTGTTCCCATATTATCTCCAAATTTAAAACAAGTTAACTAGAGCGTTCTAATAAATGGGCGATTTGTAAACTTAACGCATCATTGCCAACGGGCCGGACGATCATCCGCCGACGGTTGTGTAACGCGCCTGTTTGCAGCGCTTGACGCCTTCGTTATTGTGCCGCCGCTGCCTTGGCTTTGTAGCGTTCCGCTTGACTGGCGAGGCTGTAAACTTTCAACCGCCTTTTGCAAATCGTTGATTGCTTGCAAAATGTCTTTGACGCTGAACTTGGCTAATCGTCGAAACCTCATAAATAATTGGGATATATCTCGGTCGGTAATTCGTCGGTTCCAATGCTCAAGAACTCCGTCGCGATCTCAAATTTGCCGGTGTTCAGTTCGGTTATCGACGGCGCTTGCTTTAACCATTTTTCATTTCCAAAGGTGTTAAATACATCCCCAATAATGCTCGATTGAGTGACAGACGCCGGCCCGCTTGCGATTATGTCGATTACTCGCGGTGTTGACCATTGATGTTCGGTCTTGAAGTGATCAACCGTTAAATTTGTGTTGGGCGGCACAATCTTGACGTTGCGCAAAGTGTATTTTGTGACGTCGTATGTTGTGTGTCCTCGGACAAGTAAACCGGCAAGCTCAACCGCAAGCGCTTCGTTCGCTGCCGTTATGTTTGTATTAGCGCCAGATGGATCCGTTTCGATGTAATCCGTAAGATCAAATACGAGATTTTTGTCAGATGTTTGGGCGCTTATTCCCGTCGCAACTTTGCTTTTGTATTCCTCAACGGCAGCAATGATTCGTTGCAGATAGCCTTTTTCGTTTGTTATCTCCGCAAGGCCCGCATATTTCGGATGTTCCTCGATGTTTTTCTGAATAGAGTAGGGCGCAAAAGTCCAAGTGTTACTTTGCTCGGTGTTTAAATCCGGCTGTGAATTGTCTGTATTGCTAAAAGTTACGCGTAACTCACCAATGTTTTTGTCACGGTTTGCCTGTATGTCGCTCGCGAAATCGACGTATAGACTATTTGTTTTGGCCGCGTCAATGAGTGACCATTCGCCGTTATAAGTGTAAACACTTGACCAACCTCGTTCGCGTGTCCAATTACGCTCGATTGATTGCAACTGGATCCCCTTCGATCCTTTCCATAAAACGCTCATTGATTAAGTGGTTTTGTGTTTGTGTTTATTTGGTTCAACGTGCGCTGCATTTCAAAGAAAATCGGCGGAGGTGCGCCCGGACCTGCCGAAATAAATTTAGCGTCGGAGTTTCTGGCGTTTCTGATTATTCGTGTTGTTGCTGCTGTTGCCGTTGCTGCCTTGTTGCCGGCGGCAAACATTAGGTCGGTTTTTTTATCGTCAAGACTGGACAACAAGCCAACATCAGCGCCGGCAATGACCCCAAGATCTCTAGCCCTTTTCATTGTTTCTTCCATGCCCGCTTTAAAAACTGGCAACAACGCGACGCCGCTTTCCTCCATGATTTTTTGCAAGTCCGCAAGCGCTTCTTCCCTGTTAAAACCCTGTCCGACTTTGCTCCCGATTGCCTGAAATAGAGCGGCCGGAGGTAACGATAATTCCTCGTCGGTAATACCAAACTTAGCAAAGGTTTCCCGCATTCCCATATCGCGAAATTTAGTTGCGCCGGTTTTTGGATCAACAATGGTTTCGTTTGCTCGTTGCTGTGTTTTAGACAGGCCTTTAATTGCCGCAACAACTTGTTCGCCGGTTGCGCCGCTTTGGTTTGCTGCAAACTCCATTTGCTGAAACCGCTCCGGCGTTACACCAACCCGACTTGATAGATCGCGAATTCTTGCCGCTTTGGGTAGACTGTTAATTGCAGCGGCAACGCCAGCGGCGACGCCCCCAACAATTGCACCGATCAAACTCGTTTTTATTGCCCCGCCAAGCCGGCCGGCCATTTTGCTTGAAAACTTTTCAGCCTCACGATCTGCTTGCTGCAAGCCCGCTTTCCACTTGGAACCGTCAAGCGCGACCTTTCCTTTTAATTCAAATTTTGGCATTTGAGCTTTTCAAATACTTGTTCGAGATTGTCGTCAACTACACGGATGCCGCCTTGGCTTTCGTTGTAAGCTAGAACAGCCCAAAGGATCTCGCCAAATGGAGCCTCTTTAATTGTTTGCGGGTTGTAATTGAGCTTGTGGATACAGATGTTCCATACGGTTTGAAGGTAGGGCGTACCGATAGTCGTTCCGCTTCCTTCGCTCATCATTACTTGTGGTGTTGCGGTGTTTTCCTCAACGTATTTATTCCAAAGACGCAAAACGTGTTCGAACTTTGCTGGCTTTTTGTGAGTGTTGCAAAAAGCCCATCTTTTAACGGGAAACAACGTGTTGACGTCTTTGGTTAACCATCGAACCGACTTTTCATAAGTTTGGCTTGCGATATTCAAATAACGCCACAAATCAATGATCTTGTTTTGCCCTCCGTCCATAAACCGTTCAATCAGCAAGCAATGCCCGAAACGAAGCGGCCCGAGTTCAAAGCCCGCAATCGTCCAGGGCGCTGGCTCAACTGTTGAGATCCAGTTCATTAACTGGCGTCGTCGCTTATGTCGTTGGCATACATGGTGCAATTAAGCGACCATTCAGCGATCCCGCCGGCTGTGCGTGTTTTTTCCGCCGTATCAATAACCCACAAGCCCTCGCCGTCGGTGTGGGTATCTGACAAAGTGGCGTTTGCGTCATCACTTGCGACCTCTGTCCATTCGTCATAAGAGACGATCAGCTTGTCGCCGGCGTCAACATCGACTGCAAAGGCTGTTTCGGCGGCGGATTTTGTTGATGCCGTAACAAAGCAAGTCATCGTCAAGGTGCGCTTTTGATTAAAAAACACTTTGCCCGTAACCTCGCCGTTTCCGTCCATGACTTCCTGTGTGTCGGATCCTTTGGACATTCGCACATCTTGGAGGAAAACGCTGGTTTCGGCGCTGTTACCTGATTTGATCAACTTGGCTGATCCGCTGCCGATGCCAAAGACAATCGGACTTCCTTTTTGTATTACACTCATTTTTTTGGCGTTTGATTAAATGTCTTTTTCTGCAATTAATAAATTCAACGTGAAGACTTCGGCGACCATCGCTTGCTGTTCGTCAAAGACTGTTTCGGATCCCGCTCGCGATAAAACTCCGATGCACGAAAAGCCGGTCGCCTGGGCGTCAAGCTGGCTTGGTAAATCCTCGAAACGTAAAGCGTCCGCAACTCTAGAAACCGCCCCGTTAAATCGGCTTGTGCTGTTTGGCTCCCCCTGTTCGTCGATCTGATCCTGAACGCTCACGGTTACGTCAACCGATGTGTTTCCGCTGTTTAGTGGCATCTCTTCGCCTCCTTCACAACTGACAACGACACACGGGAAATCTTTTATATCGCCTCGAGTTCCGGCGTAAACTTCCCCCGAATACTCGCTTTTGATTAAACTAACCAATGCTTCTTCTGTTTTGCTTCGTGCGCTCATGCGTTAAATTTCTTTGCGTCTTGCTGCATTCGTTTTGCCGTAAATGTGCGCATGTCAAGCGCGTCCTCTTGCATTGCTCGAGTTAATGCTTTCGCCCCTACCTTTGGAGCGCCGGCGACTTGATTTGCAATGATCGCCGTCGGGTTTAATCCGCTTCTGGCAGGTTTTCCGTATCCAAGCCTTATAGCGTCGCCGTCATCATTCAACCTTGGAGGGCGCTTTCTAAGTTTTGCGTGTGGCTGTAAAGCTTGAACAGCGGACAACCAACCGGCTTTGATATAACCAATCGATTTCTTTCGGTTCTTAATCACTTCGTTTGCCGCTGCCGTCAAATCCTTGCCCTTGGGTATTTCCTTATCTCTTTTTCTGTTGATTACGATTACGCGCAATCTTGCAATTGATTGTTTGGGCGCTCTTTTAGACTTGGCTCGAAGTTCCGAGTTTATATCCCGTTTGCCCGCCGCCGGAGTGTGTTTGATACTTTTAAACGCAATATTGACCGCGCGCTTGTTTACTATCTCCGCCAATGATCGACGACTTACTTTCATATAAGCCTTAAGGGCCGCTTGAAATTCGCTGTCGTCAATTGTCACTTTAACGGCCATGGCGTTTATTTAAATTCAGTTGATAGTGTGCGTTGTTTTTTGTGATCTCCCCGACGCGGTATTTTACGCCCGAGGCTGTAACGTGTGCGCCCAAGATTGGAACAACTCCCGCGTCGATCCATTGCTTTCGTGAGGTTGTCAAAATCAGTTCAAAACCTTCAACGAATCCGCCGTTTTCGATTTCCTTGCTATCGGTTCGGCTTGTTTCTGTCGCCCTGTATTTAGCGCCCGCATAATCAAAAACAATCCCGATTTCCGACTCGAGCATTGTTTGCTGTTCAAACGCGATCCGATCTTGCTCGCTTTGACGGGATAAAGTGTCGGCAAGACTCAAGGTAGTGTGGTCCGGCGATCCGCTTACCACTTCGGTCGTGTAAACATCGACGCGGCTTATACCGTTTCCATCTGGCAAATTAAGGTTGATCGTTATTGCATCCTCAAAATCGCCGCTTGTGTTCGTCCTCTGCATTACATATGCGACCGTTTGATAATAAGCCTCGTCTGCTGTGACGCGGAACAATCGCCCGTTGTCCGCCCATGTGTAACCCTCCGCAATAACCGACCATGAAGTCGGAGTTGCAGCGGCGGCGGTTTCATACAAGAACCGATTGTTCGTTTTGGTTAGTTTATTTAAGGACATAAAAAAAACCCTGCCCCGCTGTAACAGGGCAGGGCGTCGAGCAGACGACTAAACTACTCGGACTTGCGGCGTTTTTTGGGCGCGGATTTGGCTGGTTGTGTTGAAATTTTTCTCCGCTTCCAATATGGAGGTTTTCGGTATGTGTAAACATCGACGAATTTACCGTCGGGATTGTTTACCGCTTCCAGAAATGATTTTTTACACTCTTCAGGTGTGCCGATTTTAATCATTTCGACTTGGCCTGAACCTGTGATTCCAACCGTGAATGATGGTTTCTGTATCATTGTTTTACTCTTATGCTGATAAAATTCTTTTCAATGCTTGGGGATTGCCGATTTGGACTCCATACAATAGACCAAGACTTACTTTGTGTTCGCCATTATTTCGATCGTACCATTGGCGGAACTGGAGCGGGATGCCCGTTACACTTTCTACCGAATCGACCACGGTCAAGCCAGGGTGAACCGGAGTTGCTGGCGCTCTTGCCGCGATAATCAATGCGCTTGGATGGCAAACAAAGCCCGCGAGGTTTTCGCTGTTTGTCGGGATCCCTGAATATTCATGAATGCCAAATCCATGAATCCGGTCGGCTTGATGATCGCGAATAGCGCTTGAATTTCCGTATTTTGATGCGTCTTGGATCGCCACATCCTTCTGTAGACTCGCATTGTAAACTGGCGAAATTAGGGCCGATCTAAGCGCCTTGTTCACCTTGGAGTTGGTCAAATCAGCAGCTAGATCAGCCAAATCATCCGAATCGAAATTCGAAGAAGTGATCGTTGTTGATGCGCTGAAATTGCTATTCGTGACAAGTGCCAACAATGAATCGAGAACCGCTTGCGCAGTTGCTTCGATGGCCGGCTTGACAAAGGTTCGTTTCAAAAACTCAACGTCGCCGGCCTTGCTTGCTTCGGCATCCTTGAAACCGTAAACAAAGCCTTTGAAATTCGACAACGTGCATTGCTTACTAGTCGTTTGAATGTCTGTTGATGTATAACCGCTTTCCAGATTTTGGGCGGTAACACTTGAAGGCACACGCGTTGTAACGCTTTCGCCTCGATCAAGAATATCTTGCGAAAAGTTACGCGTGAACGCGGACAGGGGAACGAACTCGCGCCCCATATAGTCCAACGTCTGTTCCGCTATGGCAGCAAGAAAACTGCCTCCAAGTGTGTTACCCATGATCTTATTAAGCGGATTTGATGCGTTTCAGTGCGCCGCCGGAACCAAGTGCGCCGGAGTTACCGATTGCCACTCCGTATAGAACCCCGAGGGAAATCTTGTACTCACCATCGTTTGGCGAATACCAGTGGCGGAATTGCAGAGGAAGTCCAATGTCAGTTGTCACATTTTCGACCAGCAAGCCTGGATCGTTCGGCGTTGCCACTTGACGAGCGGCCATAATCAAAGCGCTCGGATGAAGAGCGATTGCGGATAGATTTTCGCTGTTCGTTGGTATGTCTGAATACTCATACAGATTGAACCCGTGAACTCTTCGAGCGGCGTGTTCGCGGATTGCTTCAGAAGATCCCAGACTTGAGCTATCTTGTATGATGCTATCCTTCTGAATGGATCCAAAGTATGACGGAGGCAAAATCAATGATCGCTCATTTTTGGGAATTTTGTTTCCCGAAAAATCCGCGGCCAAATCAGCGACCTCGTCTGCATCAAAATTTGCACTGGTAATTACTTCGCTAGAACCAAAGTTTGCGTTCGTCGCCAAAGCCAAGAGGCTATCCATAATCTTGTTATGAACTGCCTCTAAAGCCGGAGCCATGAACACGTTTTCAAGCCATTTTGAATCGCCAGCCTTACTGACTTCGGCATCCGAAAATCCATAGACAAATCCGTAATGCGTATCCAAAGAAACTGTTTTCGCTGTGCTTGTGACGTCAGTTGACGAGTATCCGCTAGATAAATCCTGAGCGGTAACACTGGAAGCGACGCGAGTCGTTACAGATTCGCCTCTGTCCTTAATGTCTTCATTGAAATCTCGCGTAAATGCGGCGAGTGGGTGGAACTCGTAACTTAAATAATCGAGTGTATCTTGCGCAATTTGCGCGAGGAACGTTCCGTTGAGCGTATTTGCCATGTGAGGTGCTTTCTATTATCGATTTGGTCGGATATGCTCGTTGTAATAAGCGCGTTTTTCTTTGCCGCTTCGGATCGCTTTGTATGCTTCCCAATGCTGCTCAAGAGTCATCGCGCTTTTTGCAACGGTTTCTTTTGTTTCCTCGACCGGCTCGCTCACTCCGACGTTTGCCAATACCTGCGCGGCTTGCTCACTTGCGGATTCCTGCTGTTCTTCGAGATTCTTGTTTGCCTCGTTCAGCAATTGGATTTTTCCATTTGCTTCATCGAGCGCGGTTTTGTGTTCCGCTTTCAAACTGGTTATTGCGGCTTCGTGTGCTTCGGCCGCTTGTGTGTTCTGCAATTCGAGTTCTTCAACCCGCTTGTTTGCAGATTCAACATCTGCGGTTAAACGAGTGATTTCTGAATTTGCCTGAATGAGATTGAGAAAAGTTTTCATTCTAAACTAAGGGGCGCTTTGTAAATTTAAGACTCTCCAAGCAGTGTCAAAACTTCGGAAAGACTGTTCACAACGCCGCTCGCGAGGTTTGCTTCAACTGCCTCAAATCCTTCAAAAGTTTGTCCCTCCATATTTTCAAGAGGCACGTTTTGCTTGATGTTTACCTCCGCTTTGAATCGGTCATGCCATTTCTCAACGTTGGCTTGAAGTCGTTCTTCCGCTTCCTTGGAAAGTGGTTTAAATGGGGCGTAATCGAGCTTGTATTTCCCGCTAGAGATAGCGTTCATTTTTAGCCCGTTCATTTCTAAATATCGGGATTGATCAAGCAAGGCGATGTAAACGCCGATGGATCCGACCGTGCTTGTTTCGCTTACTAATATGTGATCCGCTTGACTGGCTAACCAATAGGCCGCGCTCGCTGCCATGCCGTCTGTGAAAGCGGTAAGTGGCTTTTTCATGGCTCGCATCCGGCTTGTTAATTCTGGCAAGCCCGTAATGGTTCCGCCGGCCGAGTCGATATGGAGCAAAACATGGTTGATTGTCGGATCCGCCTCCGCTTCCGTTAGCATCTGCTCGATGTCCGTGTAATCGGTCATGCCGAAAACTTTGTCCATTGAATCAAGATTTTTGCCCAATGCCCCGTGAACGGGAATGACTGCGACCGATCCGCGTTGCATAAACGTGTTTTGGCTTGGCTCTTGCGCTTGCGATAAATCGAAGTCAATTGCGCTTAAATAAAGCGTTTGCAGAAAATCAGGCAAAATCGCCCAAAGATCATGAGAAATGGAATTAATCAGCTTGTGGTTCGTCATTGTTAAAAACGGGATTTGGTGTGCGTTGTGATAGAAGCGCGATTGCTGTATCCATTGTGACGCCGTGTTTTTGAGCCAGTCCGGCAGCTCGCTGTAATAAATCATCCGCCTCCTTTTCGACTTGCCCTCGAACCTCTTGCCAGTCATGGCCGCGTTCGCCTGTGTCCTCGGCAAGTGTTCGTGTTCCAAGTTTCAGCGCGTCGGCGTTTGCTTTTGAATCGCGACCGTTATCAACGGTTATTTTCTTCGGCGCTTGCCATCGGCATCGCCAAAAATACTCGCTCGGAGGTATGTCGCCGCGTTTGATGCCCGATGCGATAACCCATGCATAAACACGATTTGAGAATTTGCGGATTGTTTCTTGGCGCTCTTCAAAACGTCTTTGCGCCTTTTCAAGAATGAAGCGGGAAGCGGTGCCCTGCTTGGCTGGATCAACCAAGAATTCGTAAGGAACTCCAAGACCAAGAGCGACGTCTCGGATTAGGAATTCGAGAAAACCTTGAAAGGTCGCGCTTGGCTTATTGCTCGCAAAAGATTCGATTGATTCGCCCGCCTTAAGCCTTGGAACCATGCCGGCTTGGAAAGTATCCCAAGCGACTGTTCCCGTATCACTGGCGGCGTATCCAGACTCGACCAAGCTTTGACCGTCGTCGGCGGTTCCGCCGCCTGTAGTTATAGCGACGCCAATTGCGCTGGACATTTTGACCCCGACCTTTTCGTAATCCAGGATCTCCATTTGATCTCGAATGTGATCAGTCGCGTGTGCGAGCGCCGTAACGCCGCGCAATTGCTGAACACGATCAGGATCCGAAACTAGAATGAAATTATTTGCGCTGACAGTGCGCGTGTCGTCGCCGTCTTTCAGGTAATAAGCAACGGGCCGGCCGGCTTTGTTTACCTTCACACCATCATGCAAATCCTTGTGATCTGGCGACTCGATGTTGTGTGATTCGATAATTTGAAGTTGTGGGAATTTATTATTGAGCATTAAAAAGCCCAAATCCCCATCAACATCCATTCGAACGGATGCCAGGCGTTGCATTTGCGAGAAGTTGAAAACGCCGGAAACGTCTGCAACTTTGCACCATTCATAAAAGAATTGTTCGTATTCCGCCGCCGGCTCGGCTTGGCTTTGAGGCTTTAAACCGCAACCGATAGAATACCGGCTCATGTCATTAACCGCCCCTTTGCACATGCCGCTGTTGGTGTATAACCAGCGAGCGTATGCCATCAATTGACGGCGTGTTGACTTATTAAGCGTTAACGTCGAATCTCCGATGCTTTGATAAACAAAAGATCGGTAACGGTTAATCTCCGTTCCTCGATAGTGGTGGTTGACGTATCCAAATTTCTCCCGCTTTGCCGGCGTCGAGACGATGGGGTTGCCGCGATGGTCAAGAATTTCACTCATCGGGCAAACCTTGCAAAAGTCATTCGGTTTGGCTTCGTGCCGGTAACCACACTATCCCCAACCCTTGCTTTCAAAGTGTTAAGGTATGCGTCGGTCTGTAATCGAAGAAATGGTCTTAGGTCCGCCATTATTAAGACGGACGATTTGTAAATTTAAGGCCGGATGGCAGATATTTGCCCCTGTGTCCTCTACTTTAATAGAGCAATAAAAGTAGGGTAAGCTAAACCCTTGGTTTTGTTTGGTTTATTTGGCTGAACTTTTATCCTTGGGATTAAAGTTCGGTGTTTACTCATGTTCAGCAAATAGCTTGCAGATCGAAGCGGCGACCGTTTGCATGCATTCGCAATCCCATCCGTGATTGGCTCGGTATTTCTGCCACACAAGTTTCGTGTTGCCGTTCTTCGCCTGAACCTCTCGCTTGCGCTCCGAATCAAGTTGTTTGGCGTATTCATCAGCCATATCGCCAAGATCGCAAATCTCCCAAGCGTGAGAACGACCGGTTTTTAAGAGATGCAAAATGTCTTTAACAGACGGGTTTGACCACATAAACACGGGAGGAGATACGCGGCCCGATGCGGATACTCTTGTCGGCTTTGAGTAAAGTTTCTGAACAACGCCTCGATCCGTTTGATGTTTAAAGTCAACAACGTCGCGTCCTGACATACCAATCCAGTTGTATTTACTGCATTCAGCGATCACACGGTGCCGCTCGTATCCTACATCGCAAAACGTCTTTGAATCGTGAACTTTGAATTCTTGCTGCAAGGCTCTTACCTCATCAAAAGAAGATAAGCGTCGGAATGCTAACAACCGGCTGGATCCACCGTCGGACCACGCGCGGACAACTGCCCAAAATTCCTCGAGGTATTGTTGACAATCAACGGTTAAAAAACGATGTGTTTCATCCCCCCATTCATCGCTGGGTTTATAGCTCGCCGTTACAACGCTTTGAACGTCCAAGTGATTTGACTCTTTCCAAGGTTCCGCAAGCCGCAAAGTAACGAACTCGCGCAACGGTTGGATATAACCCGTAGACGCTGCCCGTTTAGCTTTAAGGAAGTCTACGACTAACGAAGACCAAGGCATGACAGAAGGCGGAAGCGTTAACTGGTTAAATGAGAAACTTCGAATTTTCGGTGTCGCGTTGTGGTTCGATTTTACAAATTTTCCGCCGTTAACCATTAACCGCCAATTTGCCTCGGTGTTTTCATGTTCGTGTTCACAATGCGGGCAGACCATTCGAACCGTCTTTGCCAGTTCCTTGTAATCG